TAAAACCAAAAGAACTAGTCCTAATATCACCTCGCCTAACTCCTTCTACAAGTTCATTACCTAAGTCAAAATTTGGTGCATCGAATGAATATTTAACACCTTTATCATCTACCCTTAGTTCCATTGAACCTCTACCAGCAGTACACCTAGCTAATACACCACGTCTTATATCATGCTCCATTAAAGCAAAGACATCTGATTGCTGTATTACACCTTCAATAGCAGATGGTTTTATGACCTCATAAAAACTATTGTCTATAAGTCTAGATCGTTTATTAAATACAATACCATAACCTTCTATACGTCTTGATTCACCTATAGTCCGTACTTCGGCATCATTATAACTTACAGACCTTGTTTCTATTTTATTATCGGCCATATTCTGTTCCCACAGTTTCTTTTCTTCTTCCTTTATATTATCAGACATCTTTATATGTATTATTAATTTTTATCTTTAGTAAGGATTACACAAAACCCATTACCAACTTTATCATCTACTTCTAGTTTCTCTACTACGTGCCATTTCATGTGGTCACATAATTCTATAAACTCTGTTAAATTCCAAACTGACCAATGACCATGTTCATTTAAAGGTTTACCTGTTACAGTAGACTTTTGATACCCAGTCATGTCAACATCAGCAGGTAACATTTTACCACTGTGTCTGTCAAGTAATTCAGTATACTTAGTACAAGGTCTAGTTTCACCAAGTAAAGCATACTGGTTAGGTGCTATAATAAATATATAACCACCTGGTTTAATAACCCTAAACCATTCTTCAATAGCCTTAATTGGATCAAAGAAATGTTCAATTAAGTGTGATGATATAACGTAGTCATAAGAATTGTCTTTAAACGGTAAATCAGCACCATCTGCAACAACATCTACCCTAGCCATCTCACCACATAATTTCATTTCACCTTCTTTGAATATAGTAAACTCGTCTGTATAATCTACATAAGTACAATTTGGTAAATTAAATGGATTGTGTGCTGCTGCACCAATCTCTATACCTACTAAATCATCTAAGTATTTATGTGCTAATGCTGAATCTCTAAATTTCATTGTGTTTTTTATATTTAAATTTTGTATTGTTTTTATGTATGTCTATATGTGACTCTTTAAAATATTTAATTTTAATACTATCTTTCAAACGCCAAGCCACATAATTAAATGACAATTGATCACGTTCACTACCCCTACATATTTCAGACCACCACATATTATTAAACATTTCAACAGCAAAATTATGTCTACGAATTAAATAAGTTGTAGCAGCTAAACCATTCTTTTCTGGGTAACCAAACGATTTATACCTACACATTTGATCATCAATTGTTTTAGATTTAGGTAAAGAATATGCTTCATCATATATACAGTCACGCCAATGTTTATAAACTAATATATCAGCATCACCTAACTCAGCAATCAATTCCCCCGGTGTTACTTCTAATGATGTGTTACCATCAACCCATATAGAATAATCATATTCCCAAAAGTCTGGTATTAAACACTTATGTTGCCTAGCTGAACGCCTCGGGTCCCTAAATAAATCTTTGGTTTCAACACGTATATCATTACGTGGTTGTTCATATCCACCAGTTATAGAAGTATAAATTAATATCCTATTGTTCATCACCAATTAACTCTCTAACGATATTTACCCTTATTTTGTTAACACCACTTAATAAAAGATTTGCTTTAATATAGTCCCAAGCAAGTTTGTTTTGAGCTACTACATCAACTTCACCAGATAATACTGAATCTAAAGCAGCTTGATATTCAGCTTGTGTACTATATGATAGTGTACCAGGTAAATCACCCCAAAAATCAGGTACTATACAAACAGCTCCCCAAAAAGAACCTTCAATAAAAGCTATATTTGATTTACAACGATTAAATAAATTATCGTGTAATGGTATTTGTACAACAGTTGGTTTAAGTACAACACCTCTCATATAATAATCAACTACGTCCATAGCCCTAATAAAAATTACATTCTCATGTTGTTCTAAAAACCAGGGATGGTAACCTATATAATTAAATTCATAGTTTGGAAATTCAGTAGTAGATTTATTTATAGCTGGTGCATAATTCATAATATCAAATATATGAGTATCCGAACCACGCCATACTACCTTCTTATTACGCTCTTCAACAACACGATCAACATTAAATATTTTGTCGTTAAAAGCATTTGGTACAACTACTATATTCTTATTAAACTGTAAATAACATTGTTTTAAATCCTCGTTAGTAACTGTAACAACGTCTGCTATTTCAAGCATTGCCTTAACTTGTAGTTGAATTTCTGGGTCATTAAATATTGGCCACGCCCTATTCTCTGGTGTAACCGCAAACATATTATCGTCATAGTCTAACCAAAGTTTAACATTCATTAATTTAACATGTAAGCAAAAATCAACAGCTGTTTTATGATAAGGTCTTTGTAACATTATTATATCATAATTAGAAATAGTCTGCCAATCTGTAGCTATATCTGCCCAACAAGCAACGTCTATAAAATAACCATCACCCAATTGTCTACGTAAGTCTTTAGCTATACCGCCTGACCTATAAAAACTACATGTGTGACCCCTGTCTGGGTTTAAAAAAAGTATCCTCTTCATATGTGTTTAGTTTGTGTTTTTATCTGTGTTTGTGTCTTCGTTTATGGCCACTACTTGTGCGGCCTTATCTAATTGTTTTTGTTTAGGTACAAAAGCATCAGCTGGTTGCATATTAATTTGTACCATAGGTTTGTCTGCATTTTCATGACCATACTTAGGCATACCTGTTTCATGCCTAACTTCATTAATAGTATAACCACCTGCTTGAAACATTTTACTAACATAATTAGCTTTAGCATCAAGGTTAGCACGTAAAAGCTCTTCAATGTTTAAATTCAAACGTGTCTTTAACCTTAAGGACGGCCTTAACAATTTACGATTAAACTCTGCCTCAATTTTAGCATCTAGTGGTGAAATAGTATCAGTAAGAAAACCTAATTGAAATGACTCTATGTTTGAATAAGTAAGGTTAGCATTATCAAATACTTTACTAGGAGATACACCAAAGAAACGACATATTTCCACAACATTAAATTGTCTTGTCTCTAACATTTGAGCATCCTTTGGATTCACTGTTACAGGTTCAAAATGTAAACCACCTTCTATAACTGCTATACCACCAGGGTTACCAGAAGTAATGTTGAATGCATCAGCCCAACTTTGTTTTATAGCGTCACCTTTGTCTTTAGTGAGTTTCATACCAATTGGAGCACTCAAAATACCAGACATATTAGCACCACTAAGGAAAAAACCTTTAGCAGATGATTCGCTAGCATAAGCTAAACCCATCGTGTTTGCAGCATGCCTAAGAGTTGATACACCTTGTAAACCATCGTATGAAAAATTTAAAATATGTATCATATCAGCAGATTCAACAATTTCGCTGTCTTTACCTTGTGGTTTGGCAGTTGATATATCATAACCTGTATATTGTACTTCATAGTATATACTACCATCCTCACGTTTATACATTATTACATTACCGGTAACAAGGTCTAACCTAATAGGATCACCACGATAATCCCTACGTATAATTAAGTAACCGTTACCTTCAAGTAATACCTTTGCTATCAAAGTCTTCATTAAAGTATACCTAGACATATTAGGGTTAGGCTCAAAATTTAACATATAACTAGACTTATGAAATGGGTTTGTTACAAACCCTTCTATATTATCATACTCCATTGCGTCCCATGTCTGAGAAGCTATAGCATCTGATATTACTTCAACACAACGATATACACAACTTAGTTGCATCGCCAGTTGTACACTTAATGGACTTGAAGCAAAACCATATGGTAAACCAACCGAAGTAGTTGGGTCAACCGATATAGACCTTTTTTCAAACCCTAAAGTATTAAAAACCCTTGTTATTATATTATTTTTCTTCATCTAGTATATATTAATACCTTTATAATTAGCGTTTATAGATTGATATGAAGCCAATGCTTGCAACATACTAATAACACCATCAATTTTTTTCTTTTCACTCATTTTAATAGGTTTAGCATTATCATTAAAGTCCTTTTTTAATATTACATTCCTTAAACAGTACCTATTAATAGGATTATCATCTAAAACTACCCTACCACTTAAAATTAACCTTTCAAACTCTTTTGTACAATTATTAAAATTACCAAGTGCTTGACTAAAAGGTTCAAGGCTTAAACCTTGTTCTGTACATTGTATTGCCCACGCATTAGCGTTATATTTGTCATAATATATTTTTAGTATATCACTATTATCACCAATACTAAGTAAATCCTTAGTTATATAGTCGTAATCAGTAACATTACCGGCAGTAACTTTTAAGTACCTATTACCTGCCCATTGTTTGTATAATTCTTTATCCGCATGTAAATTGTGTACACTTAAAGTATCGTGTGGTATATAATATTCTGTTTTAAAATAGTATTTATCCCCTTTAACAAACAAATAACTAACTGCTGTAAGGTCTACATTAGATGCTAAATCAACACCAACATAACAGTTTTCACCTTTAAAATCATCAAAGTCTACCTTTTTAGTAGCGTTAATAATATATTCATCGGGTATCCAAACATCAGCGGAGTCACACCAAACATTTAAGTTTTTAGTTTTTACACCTACCTCATCAGTAGGACTATTTATAGCTTGTTGTACTTGTTTTGTTATAAAATCTACATTAACTGTAATACCTAAATTAGGGTTAGATTTTAACCACATATCAGGATTACGCCAATCGTCCCCTTCATCTAAAGAATATATAACACTAAATAATGAATTATCAACCTTTACACCTGCAATAATTTCAGCACAAACTGTGTGTAAATCATAACATGGTAGTGATTTGTCAAAACCAGCAGTAGTAATAGTAATAAGTAATGGACTAACACGCATGCCTTGAGATGACCTGATTACATCCCTAACTTGACTATTTGGTGCACTGTGATACTCGTCTACAATACCTAAACTACAATTATAACCATCTATTTTAGAAGAGTCTGCTGCTAATACTTTAATAAAAGAATTAGTATCATCATAAAATATGTCCAACCAACGATGTTTAATCAACTTATCAAATTTAGGACTGCCTTTAGCAAAAGCCTTAACCATATTAAAACCAATTTTTGCTTGCTCTTTGCTATTTGCAGCAAATAATATTTCTGCTGCTTGCTCATTGTCTGCTATTAAATGATACAAAGCTAATGCAGCAACTAAAGCTGTTTTACCTTGTTTACGAGCCATCTCTAAATAAGCAGTTTGAAACCTACGTGAACCATCAAAATTATAAAAACCGTACAAATTAGCAACAATAAACACCTGCCAAGGTTCAAGTTTAAATGATTTACCAGCATATTTACCAGTAAAATGTTTAAGTTTACCTATAAAATCTATCACTTTATTGACACTTTCCTCCCTGTATAACCACCCATTCTCATCGAGATTCAACATGTCTTGTTGAAATCGAATAATAGCATTCTTAAGATGCAACCCTGCTGGTATTATACCAGACTTAACATCATTACAATACTGATTTAGGATGTCTAACATAATGTTTCAGATAATATTCTTTATCATATTCCTTTTTATACTTCTCTTTTTCCTCAGTAGAAGTAAATTTGGTTATACCTTTATTATGAGGTATACCACCTTTCTTAAAAGAACCACTATGAGTAGTACCCTTTTTCTGACCTTTACCAATTACATTGTTATTAATCTTTAAAATAATATTAAACCAAGGGTGGAGCTCATCTATATAAAACTGTTCTGTCATTATAAGGGAGTCTACATCACATTGGATTAATATTGAAAAGATTAAATCTAATTTACCATATTTATTATAATGATTCTGTAATTTAATATTAGGGTGTTTATTAAGACCTAACTTAGATAAGTGAGCTCTCCATCTTCTGCCAATATCAACACTGGAACCAATATAAATTTTATCTGGTTTTACAATAGATTGTATTTGATATATTCCTATCATTACCTTGTCTCAATATCTGTAATTAAACCAGCTTTTATAAGTGCTGTTTTTATTTCTGCTATATCCTTTTGTATTTCTAGCAGTATATCAATAACTGCTGTTTCTTCTATTGTATTCATGTGTATTTATTTTGTGTTTTTTAGTTTTGTATAACAATAGTCTAATAATAGTTTAATAAAATAACCAACAATAGTACCCACAGCAGTTAATATAACTACTGAAATTATAGCTCCCCATTCTGGTATAAAACTATTTGCTTATGTTAAAGCACCGGTAACACCACCTGCTACTGGAAATATATCTGTATTAATTAATTTTACCATTTTATTCTAAAGGTATTAAAATTGGTAATTTACCGCTGTTTAACACAACAGCACAGCCTAGTATAGACTTTTTAATGTATGTTTTGGCATATTCAAAAGCATAAGTGGTTTGGTCTATTAAACAACCAACACACATTACAAATTTATCGTTGTTGTATATAATTTCAAA